GGCTCGAATGGGCGTTGAAATGGGCGCAAGATTTCCGACTTTTGTAGCTTCGGTCAACAAAGATATACCATTACACACAAAACCTGTGTGTAAATTGCCGAAAATATATGCTATAATAATATCATCGGAGATTGCGAGATTGAGGCGGTCTCTGTGAAATACTCTCCTTTTTGACGGGAAAGCGTTCGGTGTTTATCGGGCGCTTTTTCGGTTGGGGGGGGGAGAAACGTGCGAGGAGGGACGGACATGCCGCGGCCGAAGGGTAAAACCAAACTTACGCCGAAAGAGTTGGAAGAAAAGACAAACGAGTATTTTGAGTGTGGCGGACGCGTGATTGCCGGCGATGTGCGGCTGTATACGGTTTCGGGGCTTTGTCTGTGGCTGGGGATTACGCGAACGACACTTTGCGACTATGAAAACAACGCGCGTTTTTCTGACACGGTAAAAAGGGCGAAGATGCGGATTGAGAATAATCTGGAAGAACTGGCCGAGCTGGGGCTGATCAATGCGTCTGTGTCGATCTTCAGTCTGAAAAACAATTTTCGATGGACGGATAAAACAGACGTGCAGTTGTATGGAGAATTGAAAGCCAACCCGTTTGAAGTTCTTTCGGAAGAGGAGTTGAGAACGCTTGCGAAATCTAACGGAACGACAAAGACAGTGGATAGCGGTTGAGGCGCAAAAAGAGTTGGCGCGGCGGAACGACATCGACTATTGCGCATACGTGCATCACGGCAAATGGAAACCGTATGCGGTGCATCGATTGCTTTGCCGAAAGCTCGACGCAGTTCTACGCGGAGAAATCAAGCGACTGATCATTTCCATGCCGCCGCGCCACGGCAAAAGCCAAACGGTCAGCGAAACATTCCCAAGCTATTATATATCCAAATTCCCCGACAGAAAAGTGATTTTAACGTCGCGCGACGATACGCTTGCAACGCGCTTCGGCCTGTCCAACCGCCGCAAAATAGAAGAGTTCGGCGGCGCATTGTTTGGCGCGGAGATCGGTCGCGGCAGCAGCTCCGCCACCAACTGGGCGTTATACGGACACAGCGGCTACGTTTTATCGGCGCCTATCATGGGCGGGATCGTCGGTAGCGGCGCCAATCTTCTGATTGTCGACGACCCGGTAAAAAATCGCCAGGAAGCCGAAAGCGCGCTTATGCGGGAAAAGATATGGCAGGAGTGGCAGGACACGTTATTGACGCGCTTAGAGGGCGACGCGGCGGTCATCGTCATCATGACGCGCTGGCACGAGGACGACCTTGCCGGGAGGCTGATCGCGCAAGGCGGTTGGGAAGTCGTGTGCTTGCCAGCGGAATGCGAAAGCGAGGGCGATCCGCTCGGCCGCGTGATCGGCGACCCGCTGTGTCCCAAACTGGGAAAGGACAAACGCTGGATAGAACAAACCAAACGCGAAGTCGGAAGCCGCACGTGGAACGCGCTGTATCAGGGTAGGCCCAGTCCGACCGAGGGCGGGATCATCAAACGCACTTGGATCAAACGTTACGATAAACTACCGGACAGAATCGACGAGTGGACGCAAAGTTGGGATTTGTCCTTTAAAGACAGCAAGAACAGCGATTTTGTAGCCGGCGGCGTGTGGGCACGGTGTGGCGCGGATCATTACCTTGTCGCTATCGTTAAAGAACGGCTTGACTTTACCCAAACGGTCGCAAAGATACAACGCATTTCAAATGCGTACCCGCAGGCTGTCGCCAAGCTGATCGAGGACAAAGCCAACGGGCCTGCCGTCATCGCGCCCTGGCGAAGCCGGCTTTCGGTAATTATCCCGAGCCCGCCGCACGACAGAAAAGGGGGGGGTGAAAAAGCCGTTACGCCGCTGTTCGAGGCGGGGAACGTCTATGTCCCTTTCGGGGCTGCGGGCGACGACTATATCGAGGAGATGATCGCATTCCCGTTCGGCGCGCATGACGACCAGGTAGACCAAACGACACAATATTTGGCGCGGCATTTGCGACATGCAACAGCGCCGCGCATCGGCGCAATTTTTTAGGAGGTATTATGAAATTTGTACGGCAGGATATTCGGGGCGAGCCTACGCCGACCCTGGTCGCGCAAGCGATCGAGGATTCACACAACCTATATGCGGACAAAATCGACAGATTGACAAAGCTGTATGACAATGATGCCGCCGACAGCGACGCGTTTAACTTGTACAAGCGCGGCCTCGATACCGAACGCATTGAAAAATTGCGGTTTCCGATCGCGCGCTATATCACGACCGTTTTGAGCAATTACATACTCGGCGAGCCGCCGCGGTATTGGCACGCAGACGATGCGGCAGACGGTACGGCGGAGATGTTGGAAAAAACGCAACGACTGTATAGACGGCAAAGCAAAATGCGACTGGATAAGGAAATCAAACGCCAGTGCGGCAAGACCGGATTCGCCTATGAGTTGGTATTTTACGACGCCGAAACGCTGACGCCGAAGTCGGTACAACTACCGGTCCGGGACACTGTTGTCGTGTTTGACTACGGCATAGAACGCAATAGCTTGTATGCGGCGCATACGATACGCAAGTCGGAAAACGAATATTCGGTGTTCGTGTATACCGATTCTCATGTGATCGAATATCGGACGCGCAGTCTCCACAACGGCGCGGACTGGAGCGAGGTCGGGCGCACACCGCACTTTATGGGGCGCGTTCCTGTCACCATGTACCTGAATAACGGCGACGGCAAAGGTGACTACGAGGACGTAGCCCTGCTGATCGATGCGCTCAACGGCATTGCCACCGACGAGCGATTCGACATCAAACGAACGGTCGACGCGCTACTGGTGTTTATCAATACGAAGCTGGCGGGCGGTACGCCGGAGGAAAAGGCGCGCGTGCGCGACGCGATGCGTCAACTCGGTGTGCTGGAAATCAACGACGATACACAGTGTCCGGAACAAAAGGTCGACGTCAAAACGCTGTCCAGTCCACTCAATTTGCAGTCGACGGAATTATTTGTCGACCGCATTTGGAAAGCGATTTTCAAGCTGTCGGGCGTTCCCGATCCGACGCAAACCGAATACTTCACCGCGCTGTCCGGCGTCGCCTTGAAAATGCAAATGTTCTTGGGCCTGGAGCCGGTTGCCAAAGACAGCGAGGGCGAATTGGAATACGCCTTGAAACGCCGCTTGAAGATGTATAACCATTTTTACGCATTGCGCGGACAAGCGGAGTGCATTGACGTAGGCGACGTGTATATCGAGTTCAAACATACTGCGCCTACAAACGACTTGGAAACGGCGCAGATCGTGTCTATGCTGTACGGCAAGCCGCTTGTGTCCAATGAGACGCTGACAAAGCAGTTTTCGTTTGTCAATGACGCAAAGGCGGAAAACCAAGCGGCAACCAATGAGGCGACGAGCGAGGCGAGCAATGCGCTGTTAGCGCAGCTTGCCGGGTACGGCTATAACGGAGGCGCACCGTGATAGAGCTGAACAGTGTCACGCGCGAGAACTTCGACGACAGCGGTCTTAGTAACGGATATGCGATCGGGGCGCAGATGTCGGACATTGAAACCGAAATTCTGAGGCTGATCAAAGGCGCATTTGCCGGGATACAAGACGTGCCCATGCGCACGCTACCGAAAGAACAGACGCGCACGCGGTTATTCGAGCATACGGTAGGTATACAGGCAAGCGCCATAGCGTTGTTTCAAAATGCGCGTACCGAACTGTTCGATAACCTCAATCGCTCGATAGAAAACGGTTTTCGCGTCGGTAAGGCTAGCGGCGCACGGCAAACGGGCAGTAAGCCGCCGCCGATTGCGCTGACAGATTCGGCGCGCGGCAAAGAAACCGTGCGACTGGCAAACGGCAATCTTTTAAAGGCAATGGGGCTGGCAGTGCAGGGTGCGATAAACGGTGCGACTGCGGCGATTACGTTACTGACGAGCGGTATGCTTGCCGATACCGACATGACGTTTCGGCAGGCCTACGACCGTTTCGTCGTGCCGCAGTTCGAGAAAGGGCTTCCGGGTAAAACTACAGTAGACGGCAAGCAGATTTCTTTGGTTGGGTACGCCGAAACGATCGCCAGAGAAAGCAGTCAGCAAGCGCTGTTGATCGGCGAGAGTGCTACTGCGAAAGATGCCGGCTATTCGCTCGTGCAAATATCCGCGCATTACGCCTGTTGTCCCTTATGCGAGCCGTGGCAGAACGCAATACTGGTTGACGACGTGTGGGCGGACGGCAAGCCCGACGGTGTGCATAGACTGATGAGCGAGGCGCTCCTAGCAGGTTTGTTTCATTACAACTGCCGGCATGTAAAGCGCATCTATATCCCGGGCAAAACGGTTGCGAACAACCCGCCCAACTACGACCCCGAAAAGGTGGCCGTCAATTATGAGTTGGAGCAGACGCAGCGTCGACTGGAGCGGGATATACGCAACGAAAAGCGCAAGCTGATTATGAGTTTGACCGACGATGAACGAGCCAAAGCGGAAAGCAAAATCGCCGAAAGACAAGCTCAACTGCGCGGCTTGGTAAAGTTTGCCGACGACAACGGCTACAAGGTGTATCGGCAGAATTGGAAAGAGCAGATCACGTTCGAGAAAAAGCCGACGAGACCGTACGAGCCGCCCGAGGATATGGCGGAGACATTGACAAAGTCGGGCGAAAGTGGTACAATAGAGATACAACGAAATCCCGCTACGGGCCGGGCGTCTGCGATACGTCTTATGGGTGCGGACTTGAACAAACGGCAACAAAAAGTGCTTGAACGCTTGCACAAAGCGGGGGATTCGTTGGAATCGACGAAAAGCCAAATCAAGACCAAAGACATAGCGGCCTTGACGGCCAAAGAGGGCGTAGAGTTCGCGCTGTTCAGCAAGGGCAACCGTCGTCTGATCGTCCGCGGCGATTCGTTCGGGACGCCGGTCGGCGAGGCACGACTGCGGCAGTTGGCAGCAGACGGGTGGAAATTCTCGGCGCATTCTCACCCGACAATAGGAAAAAATTCTTTATTGGCTTCAAGCGGCGATATGAAAGTTCTATATTTGTTTAAGCAGGGACAAAGTGTTATATATAACGCGTCGGGCGAATATGGGCAATTTTTTAAGGAGTAAGTGCTATGGGTATTGAAAATCATATGACCGTTTCGGCGGCAAGAGATATACTCGAAAATTATTGTAATTTAAAGGGGCTATCTTTTGAAAAACTATTGAGATATAGTCCTTATAAAACGAATCGAGAGTGGATATGGGTTAAACCATACGAAGGTCCGCTTATTGACGAAAACGGATGTATCATGGATTTACAAACGATGCCGACGCCCATTATTTCTGTGGATACAACGTTGTTGGTGCATGAATGGGAGGAGGGAATTGATCTAATCAAGCCGTAAAGCACAACCGAATAAACCGAGCTGAAACAAAGCAGAGATTGAAAAATCCCTGCTTTTTTCATATCCTTTTGACCGCGCGGTAGGGCAAACAACGCGGGGAGCCGACGGGCGTAAAACGAATCAACAGTCGCACGGACTTAAAACGGAGGTAAGACATGTACAAAACGTTCAACAGATTCTACGAGGCCGACAGCGGGAACGCGGGCGGAGCACCGACCGAGACGGGCGAGGGCACAGAGATCACGTTCACGCCCGAACAGCAGGCGAAGATCGACGCACTGATTGCAAAATCATTCGCCAAAGGCGCGGCTAAGGCGGGAAAAGAGGCGGAGGAAAAAGCGGCGCGGGAAAAGCAGTCGGAGGCCGAGCGCCTGGCGGCGGATCGCGCGGCGCTGGAAACCGAAAAAGCGCGATTCAAAGTGCAGTCGGTTTTGGCGAAAGAAGGCTTTACCGTCGACGACGAAACCGATTCTGCGATTGTCGGTCTGTTCGCCGCCGCGCCCGACGCCGTAGACGGCAACATCGCCGCCTTGAAAAAGCTGATCGAGGCTAAGACGAATCAAGCAGTGGACAAACGTTTGCAAGGTGCGAAGCAGCCGGCGCCTAAGAGCGGAGAGACCGGTGCCACCGTAGGGGACACCATCAACGGGCTGTTCAGAAAATTAAAATAACAAGGAGAAACATGTATTATGGCAGGAATTATCGATTCCAACAAAGTGAGCGGCGTCATCACCGAGGCGCAGCTTCGTGACGACAATCTTTTCAACGACATTACCGGCGCATCGGTGGTATTTTCGCGCGGCCGAAACATCGGTTCGATGCCCAAAGGCAAAGTAAGCATTCCCGTTCCCGAATCGCTGATCACGGCGGGATTCGTCAAGGGACAGACGGGCAATAAGCCCGTTACCGACGGCTCGATCGGCGCAAGCACGTTGGTTGCGGGCAAGATCGCGGCGATCGTGCTCATTCCGCAGGACGTCATCGACGATGCGGACATTGACCTGTGGGAGCAGTGGATTCGTCCCAACATTCCCGATGCGTTCGGCTCGGCGCTCGACGCTGCCGCGCTGTTCGGCGCTGGCAAACCCGACGAGTGGACGGGATTCCAGTCGGGGCTTGTGCCGCAGGCGGTCGCAAAGGGCAACGCGATTGCGCTCGGCGACGACATTTATCAGGCAATCATGGGGCCGAACGGCCTGATTTACAAGGTCAACGCCGACGGATTCCGCGTCAACGGTTTTGCCGGCGACAGCGAAATCGAGGCCGAACTGCGCGGCGCGGTGGACAAGAACGGCCGCCCGCTGTACAATTCGTTCCTCGACCCGATCGCGGGCGAACTGCGCGAGGCCATTGCCGGCAAACCGTACTACTCGCTCGAAAACGGCGCTTGGTACGATACCGTCAACAACTCGT